TTACCTTTCACAGATATGCCTAGCTATCTATCTGATATCATTGAGGATTATTGTGCTGGTGTGGTGATGGAGGCGGTTGGTGGGCCGCATGGGGGGGGGAGGGGTGAAGCTCCCCTGCACCCATGGCAAAAGGCCCCGGTAGGAGGTGCCCCACCGCGTATGGCCAAAAATTTGAGCGAAAGGTTATTAAAATGTCCAGCCTGTGGGGTTCAATTGCCATTAAGCGATAGTGCGGCATATTTTGATCACTATGCTATTATTGCAAACCACTCCTTGAACCATGATCCGCCTGTTAAAGGGGCGTGGTTGGATGTGGTGAAAAAGACCAAAAGATATTCGCCGGGGGGTATTAGCGGGGAGTTAGCTTAACCCCGCGATATATCAGGGGAAAGCGGGGAAAGCCTTAATTCCCCCCTCTCTTGATAGAGGTTGCGCTCAAAACGGCGAGTTAGGGGAATTAGACGGGAGGGTTTGAAATGAAGGAAGTATTTGTGGCCTTGGGTTTAGGGTTCATGCTGGCGGCGACGGGCTGCGGCGCCAGGGACTTCTCCGCGGGCACCACGGTGACGGTCTCCGTGGACAAGGACGGCAACTGCCAGGCCAGTTACAGCTCCAACAAGGAGCAGCAGGGCCTCGAAGCGATGGTGTGCGGGGGAGGGGTGAAGGTGGATCGCAGCGGCACACTTGAGTCTGTTGTAGCCGCCAGCGTGGCCAGCAACATGAAGCTGCAGGAAATCTTGGCACAGCTATTGCAAATGTTGGGGACCGCTGGTAAGATGGCATCCACGACAGGTTCCTAACGTGGTTCTACGCATCAAAACGCAAAGGGAGGTTGACCCCCTGCTGCACCGCATGGCAAAAGAGGCTGGAATTGGCGTTGTGGACCTGGCGGAGGTCGCCATCTACAACATCGTGGCGCTTTATTGCAAGGAACACCCGGATGCGCTTCCCATGGCCGATCCTGCTGTGGATAATGTTCTTTAGCGGGGTGGCCCTGGTGCTGCAAATGCTTGGCTATGCCTATGGATTTCACGGGAATTAAGACCTTTGACTGGAAGCGGAACCCCAACCTCACCGAACAGATCGCTGAACGGATGGCGCCCAAGCTCAACCTGGGCGATCCGACCCAGGCCAACGCCGCCCTAGCCGACAATGTTGCTGCAATTGGCAATCTTGGCAAGCAAATCAAAGAAAAAAGCACCGAAGTGGGTGATGCTTGTCCTTCGTGTGGCCGAAAAGGGCAGACGATTGAATCGCTGGCTAAAACCCAGTCATACGTCGCCAAAACCACCGATGAGTTCTACAGATTGCTGAATTTCGCCTCAGGAGGCCCCGATTCCCGCACAGACAATGGCCTGGACGAGCTTTTAGCCCTGTTTTCAGCCGAAGAACTGCAACAATTCCAGGATATGGTGGCTTCCGCCCGCGCCCGCACAGTGAATGCCGACCTTAGAACAGACAATCGAGAAGCAGAGGTTTAACAAGGACGCCCATGCGTTTGTGTTTGAAGCCATCCGCACAAAAGACGAGCATGATCTGGGGAATCCTCTCAAACCATTCCCGGACGAGCAATGCCTCCGCGCCACGCTCGACCTGTACCTGGTGTCAGCGAAGCTACTGCCTCCTGAAAAGGCCATCTGGGCAATTGAAGTTGGCATGGAGCCGACCTTCCTCAACCACATCTATCGAAGCGGTATACTCTTTATTGAGAAGTCCCGCCACGTCATGGCAACCTGGCTCACTTGCGCCTACCTCCTTTGGCGGGCCAGAGCCTTCCCCCATCAGCTCATAATGGTTCAAAGCAAGCGCGAGGAGGATGTCGCGGCCCTTGTCTACGACAAAGAACCTGACCAGGCAAGAATCTCATTTCTTGAGTGGAGTTTACCGGATCATCTCAGGATGGCACGCCTACCACGGGATGGAAAATGGTGCCACATGCACCTTCCAAACGGAAGCCATATCTGGGGAATACCTGAAGGCGGACATATCATACGATCCCACAACCCGAGTGTTGTCTTTAGCGATGAAGCCGCATTTCAGCCGGAGTTTGGAAAAGCCTACACCGCTGCCCTCCCCGCCATTACGCACGGGGGACAACTGATTGTTGTGTCGAGCGCGGAGCCGTCCGAGTTCCAGCAGCTTTGCGAGGCGGAACTGTGATAAAACCTGCTATTTTTGTCATCGGTAACCTGTTAGCCATTTTCTCGATTATGTTTGGATATGTTACAATAGGCGCCATCTTCCTTTTAGGAGCAAACATAACGCCATGGCTATTACAATCACACTCACAAGAGAACAGCTAGATTTTCTACGGGAAATCCTATTAGACGCAAAGGATGAAGGCCCTTACGATGAACCCTGGGCTAGTGATGAGTTGAAGGAATTGCGTTTATTGTTCAATAAAGTTGATGATGATTGCCCGTAAGTTTGCCAACCTCACCATGATCGAGTTTGAGACCCGCGAAGAGGCCATCGCCTACGTCGAAGCCAAGCAGAACCGCATTGAACTGCTAGAGATGATCTACGCAGCCGGGATGTTGGGATTGTTGAGTCCGAATTGAAATGCCTTCGCTGCATGTGGAACTTGGGCGACGGTAACCGGCGTTGGCATCACAGGACGAGCTGGCTCTACCGGCTGAAGTTCGGCTATTGGCCGTTGTGCTCTAAGTTGAGCCACCCGAAATGATTCCAGGCTATACAGGCCGCATCACAACCGGCGGCATCGGCGTGGTTCGCTACCACTACTCAGCCGACTCGAACAAGCGGCCTGGCACCCTCAAGGGTGACACCTGGGTGGCCGAGGAAGCCCGCGCCTACCCGATGGGGATGGATGACCCCCGTTGGAAGAAGGAGATGGAGATCAAGTATGGGGCACTTGGAGGACAGCACCTTTTCCCCAAATGGGAGCTTTGGCGCAACACCAGTAACATCGTCATACCGGCATATGAGGCGCACGGAACCAAACTATACGGCAGCTATGACCACGGCTGGCACAGCCCCAGCGCCTTCCACGTTCACTCGGTTGACGGGGATGGTGTTATTACCACCGTTTGGGAGTTCTACGGCGCCCAAGTCCCAGCCCACCAAATCGCCAACATCATCAAAGGCAAAGACGGCTTCGATCAAATGGGAAAGCGATACGCTGGATGCCCCTACCCTTACGAAGCTCTTTCATACATTGTGGCAGATCCATCAATCTGGAACGAAGATAAACCCCAGGCCGCTGGGCCTAACAAATCAACAGCTAGAATCTTTCGAGAGATGGGTGTGGGAATGGTTCCTGGAGAAAAAGGCGGTGATGTCACCATCGCCAACTGGCTCCACGGCTGGTACTGGAAAGACATCAAAGCCCCGCGCTACCGGGTCACTGAAGCCTGCCCCAAGCTCATCTGGGAAATTGGTCAGCAGCGCCACAAAGAGTTCTCGGCGCAAGTAGCGATGAACAAGAACGCCAGCGAGGACTTGGTGGACAAGGACAACCACGCCTGGGATGGCCTGAAATACCTGCTTAAGAAGCACCCGCCCCCGGCAAGCTACACCAAGCCCGATCAGATGCCCAACAGCTTCGAGTGGTGGCGGAAGAAAACAGCGGGCAACGAACAGCGCAAAGCCGCCACGTTTAGGATTGGAGTCTACGCCTAATGGCTGATAAATGCCCAAATTGTGGCTATTGCCCGCATTGCAGATGGTCGTCGCAGCCACCAATCACTCATCCCTATTTCCCAAGCTATCCGTACTACCCCTATGCGCCATACTACGAGCCATGGATAGTTTGGAGTTCAACTGGTACCAGCAATGAGATTTCGATAAATGGCTGAAGCCCAATACGACCAGGAGCAGACCACCCCCACTGAGGTTGGCGCCGACAAGCCCGACCTGAGGAAGTGGAAGCACCGCATCCAGGAAGCCAGGGACACCCGCAAGGATTGGGAACAAACCTATAAGGTTGAGAAGTGCGAGGAGTTCTTCCTTGGCAAGCAGTGGAAGCAGGGGGAGGGGGGGCCCCGCGTCCTCAACCACTTCCAGGCCACGCTGAAGGTCACCCAAACCAACCTGTTATTCGAGAATCCCCGTGCTATCGTGCGGCCCAAGCCGGGCCGTGAGATGGCGTCAACCCGCAAAGCCTACATGGCCGAAGAGTTGCTCTCCGCCATAATGAAGCAGGACGACAACTTCGAGGAGGCGACCAACCTGGCCCTGCTCCAAGCCTTCTTCCGTGCTGGTGTCCTCAAGGTCATCTACGACCCAACCCTGGAGCCGAACCCCAACGCTGAACAGGAGATCACCGAGAAGGACGGCGACGGCAACCCGATCTTGAACGAGATGGGCGAACCTGAAGCAATGATGGACCCCATGACCGGGATGCCCATCCAAGAGCCGCCCTTCATCGTCAGGGACGACACTTACCGTTTCGAGTGGGTTGATGCCAAGTGCATGTTGTTCCCCGACTCAGGCCCTTACATGCGCAAGTGGGCGTGGATTGGCGAGGAAGTGACGGTTCCGCTGGATGAGGCGAAAGCCGACGAGCGGTTCCCGCCTGAGCTGCGGATGCAGTTTAAGTGCAACGTCAAGCGCAACGACCGTTACGGCAAGGACAAGTCCCGCCAGCCATCAATCAGCAGCGGTGGCGACTACGAGGACGAATCAAGCCAGCTTTTCCGCTATTGTGAACTCTACGACATCAAGAAGAAGCGGTGGCTCTGCATCGCCGAGGATCAAGACTTCGAGGAAGCCCTGATTGACGACGAGTTGCCGGTGGGGCTGGAAGATCACCCTTACGCAATCCTGCTTGGCTGGACCCCGATCATCGGCCCTGACCCATCGCCGTGGCCGCTCCCCTACACCTACCCTTGGCTAGACGTGCAGGAAGAATACAACATCCGGCGCGACCAGCAGATGCAGGGGGCGAAGCGGTCGGCCCGCAAAATCTTCTACGACGATCAAACCTTTGCCGACTCCGACGAAGCCCTCAAGGGCCTCCAATCCAGCCGGGACATGGAAGGCGTCAAGGTCCAAGATGTCACACGATTGCCCACGATCCCACCTGAGCCGAACATCAACGCGGCCATCTGGGCGGATACGCAGCTTATACTCAGCGATTTCCGGGTTATTAGCGGTCAAACGGGAGCTAAGCTATCAGGCAGCAGCGAAGCTAACACCGCAACCGAAGCCAGCTTCATCGAACGGGCCTCAACCCTCCGTGACGCCGAACTCCAAAAAGTCGTGTTCCGATGGCTGAAGGGCGCCCTCAAGAAGATGCTGCAACTGGTGCAGGCTACCCTGACCAACGGCATGTTTGTCAAGCTACGCGGCATGAACGACCAAGAGATAGCCAACTTCGCGGCTTCGGTCTACGGTATCCCACCGGAAGCGATCGCCATGTACCCGCAGATGGCTTCGTTCCTGGTCAACACCTTCGGCCAGGAGAAGATGGATCATGTCAGCCGGGAGGATTTGACGTTTGAGGCGGAAGTGGACATCCAGCCCGGTTCCACGCGGCCCCGGTCGCTGCCGGCGGAGAAGGCCCAATTCCTTGAGTTCCTCCAGATCATCGCCCAGGCCCCGCAGCTTTTGATGAGCCGTGCCCTGCTGGAGGAATTAGCCCGTAAGTATGAATTCCTCAACCCAATGATCATCAACGAACTCCAGATGATGGCCCAGATGATGATGATGCAGAACAGCGTGGTGGCGGGCCGTGGCGGGCAGAACACCGCCAAAGAGAACACCGAAGGCCAGGGCAACAGCGACTCCAGCCAAATCCAGGCGCAAGCCGCGCGAGGGATCGGTTGAAGCTGAGAATCTACAAAGACTTCATCATCGGTTTCCGTTGGTTGCCCTATGTGGTGCGGCATGAGCCGCTGCTTGTGAGTTGGCTAGGCAAGTCTATCGGGGTGGTGAAATAATGCCGCTCTACGAATGGGAGTGTAGCTGTGGGCATAAGGAATCAGTCTGGGCCTCAATCGCAGATCGGGAGTTTCGCCCGGATCACGCCTGCAATGGCAAGCTGCAACGACTCCCAGGGGGCCACGCAAGCCTCTACTTTGAAGAGGGACGAGCGAGAACTCACATTGGATTGAGTGATCGACCAATCACCAGCAAGGCCCAGCACGAGCGGCTGATGAAGGCCGCAGGCGTGGTGGAAGCGGGCGACAACATCCCCAAGCGCATCCGTGACAACCCGATGAACCCCAAGATGAAAGAGATCGTCGGCAAAGACTCGAAGGGAAGGTGGCTATGAGTTTAAGAGGATGGGAAGAGCTAACTTGCGACTGTGGAAACCAACACTTCCACCCGGCGCACAAGATCACTTGGCATGAAGGGCAAGGCACCGCAATCAAGCAAGACGGCTGGGTCTGCACCGGCTGCGGCAAGCGCACCGACACCGGCAAGATGATAAATCACGCCAAGCAGCGTGTGCTGCAATCCAAGATCGAAGAGCTGGAGGCCCAACGCACATGAGCCTCCCTGATTTTTTCAACAAGAAGCCAGACCCACAAATCCAACAGGCGCCCCGCATGGAATACGTCGAGTTTCTGCTGGAGCGCATGTGCTGGGTATCCAGCCCAGGCAAGATGGATTTCACCGAGTTCCGCAAGATGCTGAAAGAAGCGTTCGATGCCCGCAGTAAGTAAAAGCCAACAGCAATTCATGGCTATTTGCGAGCACAACCCCAAACACGCCAAAGGCAAATGCCCCAGCATGAGCAAAGACAAGATGCACGACTTCGCCGCAACGCCAACCAAAGGCTTGCCGAAGAAAAGCCCCAATAGTCTCAAGGGGCACATGATCGGTCGTAAGTAGAAGTTTTCCCTCCCCAACATGCGCCAGCGCGGGCGGTTCTCCAGGAGAACCCTCCCCGGTGGTACATGCGTTTTCCCAAAATCAAACGCAGTTTGACCCCAGAAGGATTTTATGGATGAAAATGACATCTCCCAGGAAACGGCTTCCGTCGAAGCGGGTTCCAGCGAGCAAACTCAAGAGTTTGGCGCCCAGGAAACGCAGGATGAGAGCGCGATCCCAGGAGTGGATCAGATAGCCGCTCAACAGCAGGCTTCAACCCCCGAACAGCAAACTTTCCTGGAAGGATCGACCCTCGACCCGCGCCAGTTACCCCCCGAAATCCAGCCGATCTGGAAACGGATGCAATCCGCATACACTAAAAAGATGCAGGAAATTGCCGCCGTTCGTGACCAGGCTCAACTCGTGGAACGGTTTCACAGCGACCGAGACTATGCTTTCCAAACCGTGGCCCAATGGGCCGCGCAGAACGGTTTTGCTATTCAACCTGTGGGTGCGCAAGCGCATCAACAGGCGCAGTTGTCACCGCAGCAGCAACAGGCCCAAGGCGACGTTCCCCCGGCTCTAATCGAGCAGGTGAAGCAAAGCCTTCCGCCCGAACTGCAATGGATGGCCGAATCACAGGCCAAGGCGCAATGGGCCGCCGCCCAGATGCTTCTCAAGCCCCTCGTGCAACAAACGCAGCAACAGCAGCGTCAAGTTGTCGAGCAGGAATGGGATAAGCTGGCTGGCGAACTCAGCGAAGAGGCCCCTGGTTGGGAACAGCACGAATCTGAGATGACGGAGCTTTACGACTTCCTCCAAGGTCAAAAGCTGTCGCATCCCAAGTTCGGCTCAAAGCACAAGTTGCTCTACAACCTCGTGACCTCGAACGCAGCCGCAACTGCACAAGTGGCGAAACGGATGACCCAAGCGGCTAAGAACCGCCCATCCTCCGGCATCACCACTGGCAAGACCGCCTCAAACCTGTTGGATCGTGTCCGACAGGCCAAAACATCACAAGACGCCTTCCGACTGGCTGCTCAGGCGGCTGGCGGGTTTGGCGAATAACAGGAGAATCAAACAATGTTTCAAGTGCTCAAACATCTATGGGCCATGCTGTTGGACAACCGGGGGCAAATCCCCTCGTCTGTCACCGACAACTATGATGCCCTTCTGTCCTCAACCCTCCGCAACTATCAACCCAAGCTGAAAGACAACGTCACCAAGGGCAACAAGGTGCTGGCGTGGCTCGACTCCAAGGGCCGGTTCCGCAAAGTCAGTGGCGGCCATCAAATCGCCGAACCGTTGATGCACGCGCAGAACAACACCGCTGACATCTACCGTGGTTACGGCCTGCTGGATACCACGCCGCAGGACGGCATCACCACGGCTTTCTTCGATTGGTCGCAGTTGGCGGTGTCCATTACCATCAGCCGCCTCGAAGAGCGCCAGAACAGTGGCAAGGCGAAAATCCTTGACCTGCTTCAAGCGAAAACGATGCAGGCTGAGGTTTCCGTCAAGGAATTGCTCAACAACTGTTTGGTTGCTGGCAAAATCTCGGCGGCTACCGCTTCGATCCAGATCACCGCGAGAACTGGTCGGCTGGATAGCGGCGCTTCAGGCCCGCTCCCCATCGGCCACATCATCGACTTCACCGCCAACCGTTCGGTTACGGTCGGCAACATCAACGGTGGCACCTATTCGTTCTGGCGTAACCAGTCAACGAGTTCCGGCGCGTCCAGTTTCGTCACGTTGAAAAACGAGATGAACCAGACCTATGACAACTGCTCGAAGGGAACCTCAGGCTCCCCTGACCTGTTGATCGGCGACCAAGTTGCCTGGGAGCAATATTGGCTGGCCCTGCAAAACAACGAACGCTACATCAAGAATGACAAGTCCACTGTGGATGTCTTGGGCGGCACTGACGCCTTGGCCTTCCGTAGCGCGGCTTTCATTTGGGACGAAGTGGTCCCTGACCCCGAAACCCCCTACAACCCCGTGGATGCGATCGGTACGCAATCGGCTTCCACCATCTACTTCCTCAACGCCGATGCCATGAGTTTCGTCACGGATTCGGCGACCGACTTCATCACGACCGATTTCGTGCGGCCTGAGAACCAGGACGCCAAGGTCGCGCAGGTCATGTGGATGGGCGCGTTGACCGTGAACAACCGTCGCAAGCTGGGTGTTATGGGCGGCATCAGCCGGTCGATCACCTCGTAATATTAACCTCTAACAGAACGGCGGGTTAACCCCCGCGCCAGTCACAAAAGGAACAATAACCATGCTTTTCAAACGACTAAACCGAACCGACGCCGAGCGCGTCTTTGTTGTCATGCAGGCGAACGCTTCCGGCATCGCCGCCGATGACGTTGTGCAGTTGGAACTCGCAGCGGCCAGCGTTGATGGCGTCAAAGTCATTCAACCGGCTTCCGCGAACCTCCTAGCGACCGTGGGCGTGGCCGACGCGGCCATCGCAAGCGGCGCCTACGGTCTTGTGCAGGTCTACGGCTATCGTAGCACCAGCCGGATCGGACCAACGGACTCGACCCAAACCTCTTTGGGCCAGGCGTTGACCCCGGTTGCAGGCCAGGATTACTTCTCCACGATCACCAGCTTGTCGATGAATGGCACCCCCATCGCGATCTTGCTGGAATCGCTGACCACGGGCACAAGCTCGAACACCGTCAGCAAGAAGATTTTCCTCCGCTGCATGTAACCTAACCATCTAACAGGGCTTGCCTGCTCGCCCCATCTTCCGGGCAGGCGTGGACGCTGGCTCTCCATCAAAAACCAGCAAATTTTTAGCAGGAGATGGCGAATGGAAAACGACAAAATCCCGGAGGGGTTCCGCGAGGCCCCGCTCACTTGGCTTGATAAATGGTTTATCAAGTGGCACGGCATCGGTGACGGACACCAGGCGATGCTTTATCGGTGCGTGGGCTGTCGCCGCATTATGACGCACACCAGCATTTCGAGAGGGATGTGCGGTTGCGGCATCAACAAGGTGACAGCAACAAACCCGTCTTGGTTGGAACTAGTACGGCTCTACTTGCTGCCATGGACGGTGAAGTAATATGGCGGAAATCAATGTTGCTTTTACTTCCACTGCTTATGGGCCTTTATGGGCACCTGCTGTATCCTCCTGGCTACGAGCAGTTGCTTACGGCTCACGGCATTTCACCGTCAATGTTTTGGGGAAGCTGGGTGGCTGTGGCGTTACCGATAGAATGTATACTCACAGCGCGGAAAATGCGCTTGTCGAGCAGTTCCTGTCGGATACGAGCCTGACCCACCTCTTCATGACTGAGGCAGACATGATCCTGCCTCACGATGTGCTGCCCAAGCTGGTTGGCCTGAACAAAGACATCGCCACAGGTGTCTACTTCCTCCGTGCTGACACACTGGAGGGGTTGGGCCAGCCTTGTCTTTACAAGGCGCCAGCGGCTACCGACCCGCTGAAGAGCAAATACGGCCACAGCGCGGTTTCGATCTTCCCAACAGATGGGCCGTTTGAGATTGATTGCGCTGGCCTTGGCTGCATCCTCATCAAGCGGGAAGTGTTCGGCAAGATGCCCTATCCGTGGTTCGACCTCAAGGAAGCGGCCTACGGGAGCGACATCTACTTCGCCAAGAAGGCCCGCGACAACGGCATCAAGACCTGGTGCGACCCCAGCGTGACTTGCGGTCAAATTGACTACTACACGACGACAATTGATGATTGGAAATGGCAGGTTGAGAACCGGCCAGGGTTTGCCAAGTATGGCTTCATAATCGGCAACAAAGCTACCAAGGAGGAGTTTGATGGGAACAACTCTTCCAAAACTTAACATCGGAGCAGGCAGCCACCCCCAAACCCTTAAACGCAACGGCTTCATCAATTGCGATCTCTACCCAGGCCCAGGGATAGACAAGGTTTTCGACGCCACGGAACGGTGGCCCTTTGACGACAACAGCATCGGTTCGGTTCGCAGCAACCACGTCCTTGAACACCTCCAGAACTACCAGGGCTTTTTCAAGGAGTTGCATCGTTGCTTGGTTCCAGGCGGTATCGCCATGATAACGGTTCCTTATGGGCTGGGATCGGGCGGCTTCTGCGATCCAACTCATGTTCGCTACTGGTTGCCTGGTTCGTTCACGTTCTTGCAGCCTGGCTACAACGACGCTGTGTTCAACCCGCAACATGACGAATGGACGGCCTTCTTCGAGGTTGAGTATGCGCTTCGGCGGGTCAACGGCACGCTGCGGCATCTGGTCCGGTGGCCCATCCTGCGCGATCTCGGCAAGAAGGTGCTCCCCTACCTGATTGACGCTTACGTTGAATGCACGGTGCTGCTGAAGGCACTTAAAACACCGGAAGAAGTTGAACGATGCCGGGCTGAGCGCAAAGGCAACGAAATCCCCCTGTGGGATGTGATGCACGAATATGAGTTTTACGGTCAGCACTACACTGGTGGTTCAATCGAGTTGGTATTTTTGGATAAGGGCAAGATGATCGGGTTCACCACGGTTGGCCGTGCTGACGACAATCAAAGAGTCTGGGCTTAGAGGAGAAACAAATGGCAGTAGATCAATCAGATATGGACGGGACCGTTGAGGTTACGATTCCAGTTGAAACGGTGACGTATCGGGTAAATGGGCAAGAGCGATCCGGCTTCATCTTCAAAAACACCCTTCGGGTGGCCTTTCAAAGCGGCGAGGTGGTGACGGTGCCTGCGCCTGCGGTGTTCACATCGTTAGCCGATTTCCATGTTTCAGGGTTGAATGGCGCTGATGGTGTTGCGGCTGTGAATTTCACCCAGCCCACCGGCCAAATCATTTGGAAGTTTGAGGTCACCCCGCGCAGCGTTGAGAATTTTGATAGCCCGGCTTCTATCATGGACGTTTCGATTCCCTAACGATGAACGCTGGTGAGATCAAGACACGAATCCTGGAAGGCGTCAACGACGACCCGGATGATCCTGTTTTTTTCTCGGTTCGTCAGCTTAGCGATCTGGTCGATGAGGCTTGCGAGGTTCTTGCTGAGGAAACTCAGGCGATCCGGCGCCAAGCCCTGATCCCGTGGCGGGCGGGGACCGGCTTCTATCAGGTGACAACGGTGGACCCTGATTTTATGGCCCCGACCCGGCTATGGAACCACAAGACGGGCCAGCGGCTCACTTGCTTATCGATGACCGAGCTTGACGCGATGGACACCCGCTGGCAAGTGACCACGGGTTCCCCTGAAGTTTGGTTCCCGGTGTCGTGGGACATTTTTGGGGTCTACCCCAAGCCTGCTGGCGCTGACGGGGTGTTTCGGCTGGACTACATGGCATGGCCCCGCAGTTTAATGGACGACAGCGATCGTTCCGAACTGCCGGAAGCCACCCATGATGCAGTTGTCCTTTACGGCCAATACATGGGCTGTCTCAAGAAGTGGGACACGCAGGCGGCGTCAATCCCACTGAAGGCCCTTCAACTCCACAAGACCCTCGCCAACGCTCGCAGCGGCATAGCCCGTATCTCGGTGCGTTCCATGCAGCGCAGTCAGGCCCCCAACGCCAACGCATTCCCCTCAACTTATCAGGTAGGTGGTTAAAATGGCAGGTCCAGGCGACGACATAGCTCAAGGTGTGACAAGGGATATGGCCCGGTTCAACCCGGTCACTTCCATACCGCAATGGGGACAGCAAGGGACGGCCCAAGTTATAAAACTCTTGCAAGATTTGGGGTTGTTGCAACCGCCCCAGCCCATACAGGGGCAGGGCAACCCCATCTCCGGTGTGGGCCAGCAACCCCAACTCAAGCAGCGCATGACTAAATGAGCATTGGCGACATCTTAGACCAAGCCCAAGAGTTTCTGCACGACGATGGCGACATCTGGACGCGGGAAGAGCTGCTGGGCTGGGCCAATGACGGCTACCGGCAACTACTGGCGCAATCGCACGCGGTTGTTCGGCCCTTCCAGATCGATCTTCCAGGCCGCACCACTTGGGCGGCTTCGCAGGAGTGGGAGGATCGCCACGGCCAGGGCACCTTCCGGCTGTTCGCCTATCACATTAGATCGGCCTCAATTAGCTCAACCTTCCAATGGGAAGCCCAAGCCCTTGAAGGCATCGAGCCGGAAGCCAGCACCGATTGCGTCACCCACCTGTGGGAGATGGTCTACGCTGACGACATCGACATGCACAGCCGATTGGTGCTCTCCAAGCAGCACGAACGCCCCCTGAAGGTGTACCATGACGACAAAAGACTCATCGGTGCGTCTAACCGAGAACTGGATACTTTGGCTACCGAATGGTGGACGCAAACGGGAGATCCGATTTTCTGGTTTCCTTCAAACGGAGGACGAGATGGCTCCTACGAAATCTACGAACTCCAGTCATCTTACAGCCAAGGATATGACCTCAGAGACAGCGAGCTTGGTATGCCCCGTCTGCTGTCCGGGGATCGCACCTGGGGATTCAGTGGAGAAGATGTTCGCTGGAGCTATGCGTACAGTGGCTATCCTGACGTTGGGATGCACACTGGGCTTGGTTATCGGTTTACTATCAAGTCAGCATCGGACACCTACAACGCCGTCTGGCAATGGGAAGTTGACGAGATCGACAACGGCACCTCAACCGACACAGAAGAATCAGACACAGTTGGCACTCAGCCATGGGAGCTTGTCGTCGATTCTAGCCTGGACGAAGATCAATTCCGGCTCGCGATGGGCCTCGCTCGCGGAGTTTCGTCGTCTGATCGCCAATACCTTGCGGCGCCTTACGCCAACGCCGAATACTCTACTCTAGGTGCAGCCCGTGATTGGAAAACGTCGGAGGACGCGATCACGATCTGGGAAATCATTGTCTCGGCAACAGAACTTGCTGAGGGCGATGGACTTTCTCTTATCCCATCAAGATTTGGCAAGTACATTAAGTTCTATGTCCTATCGAGAGCTTTCTCGCGTAAGGGACGTGGCTTCCGTGCTGATATGGCTTCGCACTTCACGGCGCTCTTCCAAGTCGGAGTCGCCCACCTTTCTAAGATTGGGAACCTGGGGTTTGTCGACCGCAACTTTGCCCGCGAGGCTGTCGTAGTGTCGAGCGGCTACAGGCCACCCATGGTGCAGTTACCGCCTGAGTTTGAAAGAATCTGATGAAACCTCAACCGTCCTTCACCACGCAAAACCAGATGTCGTTGGGGGCGCCACCAAGCGGCCAGGGCTTCATGATGCCTTGGGGCAACAGCGCCATGTTCAACATGCCGCAGCAGCAGATGCAGCAGCCCATGCAGCCGGTCGCCATGGCGCCGCAACCGATGCCCGCGCAGGCGCCCATGCAGCAGGCACCCCAGGAATCCCCCCTCAAACGCGGCATGTTGGCGGCGCCTCCGGCGGAAAACTACCCGGTGTTCGACCGCAGCGGCCTCACTGACATGGGGTTTTCAAACTATATGGGCATGTCCAACATCGGCTTTCCAGGCTACAACCGGGGTGGACGTTCCCCCTTCCAGCTTAGGGGCCGGATGACAGAACCAATGGTGTTCGCATGAGCCTAGCACACGAAGGCAACCCAAAAGAGGACTCGATCACGATCAACGCCGGGGAGTTGATTTCGCCAGCCACCCTATCCATGCCGTTCATTTTCGGTGGTGGCCCAAGTGGCACTCGCACTGATGATGATGGAACAGGGGTTCCCCCACCAGACACGAGCGATCATTGTTCCTGCGAGGAAAGCATGACAGCTACCCCATGCACCACCGACTACATGAGCTATTGCTACGATGGCAACATGGTGCAGTGGAGCAACAACCCGCTGCTATTGACGTTCTGGAACGGCGATGGCGGGTGTTCTGGTGGTTCACAAACCAGATGGGCGCTCAACGCCGCAGGCGTCAACTCGGTTGGCATAGATTGCAGCCTTGGCGGCGGTTTTGCCATCTATTACGGGGAACTTAACCCAAACCAAATTGGCGCTGGCGGCAATGTTGTTGAAGCTCACGCCTTCGGCTTGAAAAACTTCACCAGCAACGTTGTGTTTTCCAGCGTGGTTGGAGCACCAGCCTTCGGCATCGCTATCAACGTGCCGCAAAACGCGACATGCAGCAGCTTTTCGGGGTTGGTTGTGCTGTTTGATTGGGGCACGAACAACGTCACCCTTGGCACCTATTCCAACGCCGACTTGAACAACGGCGACTTGCCGACGACAATCGCCACGTTG